TCGAACCTGACGTACCTGAAGTTCCGTCTGTACCATTTGAGCCACTTGTTCCTGAAGTTCCATCCGTACCATTAGAACCTGAAGTTCCCGAAGTTCCGTCTGTACCGTTACTACCACTTGTACCTGATGAACCATCTGTTCCATTAGAACCAGAAGTTCCCGAAGTTCCGTCTGTACCATTTGAGCCAGAAGTTCCCGAAGTTCCATCCGTACCATTTGATCCAGATGTACCTGAAGTTCCATCCGTACCATTTGAACCTGAAGTTCCTGATGTACCATCTATACCACTAGTTCCTGACGTACCATCTGTACCATTAGAACCTGATGTTCCCGAAGTACCGTCTGTACCATTGCTACCACTTGTACCTGATGAACCATCTGTTCCGTTACTTCCGCTTGTCCCGGATGAACCATCTGTTCCGTTACTTCCGCTTGTTCCGGATGTACCATCTGTTCCGTTACTACCACTTGTACCTGATGTACCGTCTGTACCATTGCTACCACTTGTACCTGATGTACCGTCTGTACCATTACTACCACTTGTTCCTGATGAACCATCTGTTCCATTAGAACCAGATGTACCTGAAGTTCCGTCTGTACCATTACTTCCGCTTGTTCCTGAAGAACCATCTGTACCATTTGATCCCGATGTTCCTGAAGTACCATCTATACCACTTGTTCCTGATGTACCATCTGTTCCATTAGAACCAGAAGTACCATCCGTTCCATTACTACCACTTGTACCTGATGTACCATCCGTTCCGTTACTACCACTTGTACCTGATGTACCGTCTGTACCATTAGAACCAGAAGTTCCGTCTGTACCGTTGGAACCTGATGTTCCTGAAGAACCGTTTGTACCATCTATACCACTCACACCTGAAGTTCCACTAGTTCCATTAGAACCTGAGGTTCCTGATGATCCATCTATACCTGAAGTTCCTGAAGTTCCATCTGTTCCATTAGAACCTGAAGTTCCTGAAGAACCATCTGTTCCATTACTACCACTAGTTCCTGAAGTTCCATCTGTTCCATTTGATCCTGAAGTTCCTGATGTACCATCAGTTCCGTTACTTCCGCTAGTTCCTGATGTACCATCTGTACCATTACTACCACTAGTTCCTGAAGAACCAGAAGTTCCTGACGAACCATTACTTGTTATACTTAATGGAGTTGAAGCATATGAATAATGTTCTCCTCCTTCTGACCAAAAACTCATGTTTGTAGAAGAAGCTCCTAAATTTTCCGCTAAAACTTTAACTACAATTCTATCCGATATATTTAAACTTGTTCCTGAAAAATAAGCATCTGATAATACCATTTCAGGAGAGGGAGTAACTGCGTTACTTGGAATCATAACAAAGTCAGAAGTAAATAATAAATTTTCTGATCCTCCTGTTGTTCTTGAATAAACTTGTGCAGCTACTTGGATTGTATCTCCTGAAGTTTGTTGAGAAAAATGTAAGAAAAATGACCAAATTCCACCTGGAATAAATGTTACTCCTGGGTTTCCTATTGGTGTAATATATTCTTGTAATATTATTGTTTGTCCAGCACTTGCACCGTCAGTTATTGAAGATTCAGGTAAATTATCAGCAGTTAAACCAAATTCTTTAAATGATCCGTCTGTAACCGAACTGTTGAAATAATATCTCTGACCTCCTGATATACCATTAATTCCTGACGTTCCTGAAGATCCAGATGTTCCTGAAGATCCACTTGTTCCTGAGCTACCATCTAATCCTGATGTTCCACTTGTTCCAGAGGAACCATCAATACCTGATGTTCCACTTGTTCCAGAAGAACCCGATGTTGCACCTGTAATATTTAGAATTGCTAAACCGGTACCACCACTTATTACTGTTGCACCTGAAACTGTTAATCCTGTAACAGAAGTTACTGTGGTAACTCCGTCAGAAACTGAAAGAGATCCACTACTTGGTCCACCTGGTGTATAAACTCTCCATCTAGCATTTTCTCTCGTTACACCATTAACACCTTCAATTGTAGATCCTGTCCATGCATTGATGAAGTTTTGACCCGCAACTTGTGTGTTGTAACAAACATAACCCGTACATGAATCAAGTAAGTCTCCAGCATTTTCAGCTGCATTAAATAATGTTGCATAATTGTCTATGGTATACTGATAGGTCGTGTCCGCAGTAATGACATAGGCAAGCATTCCAAGTCTCCTTCTACCTGAAGAAATTCCATCTGATGCTAATGATAATACATCAGGATTAGAGATTGGCACACCATACGAAAAGTCAATCGGAATGGTATTTCCGGAATATAAAATTGTTCCACTTGAACCGGATGGAATAATGAAATCCAAATCCTGATACGAGTAGACTTCCATGTAACCTCCTACGCCCAAAACGCTATAGTTTGATCCGTAGTTAGCATCTAAGGAGACCGAATCTGGTCCCGTTAGGGTTACTGGTGAAACTGGGTTTTTGTAATTAAAGCTCATACGACCTATAAATATTTATTATGTTATGTTTATCCATTAAACAAGTGTATTTCCTCTGAAATATAAATTATTTAACGAATTGTTTATTCTTGATTGAGTGGCGTTGAATGTTGAGTAAACTCTGTAAACACCTTGAGGTATTGTAGATCCTGTGTAATTTACCGTCAAGTTGTACCAAGTAGCATTCATATTTGTTGATGTCAATGCATTTGGATTTCCAAGACTGTTAATTCCAATTGCAGAAAGTTTTTGACCATTTGTTGATCCCGTAGCAATAATCCATGTAAACCATGCATTACCCGCTGTTGTTCCCGCAGCAACTTCGTGAGTTTGGAATTTATATGCCTCAATAGTATTACCATATGGATCTAAACCTCCTGTAGTTGTTGATATTGCTGCTGATTCAATTGCCGGAGCGTTTATTGTCCAACCTGAGTAGTTCATATATCTATTGAACTGAGCATCAAATGATGACTGAATTGTTGATGGTAAGACACCATTACTAAATCCACGGAATGTTCCTACACTTCCCGCTGCCATCCAACCACTAAACGTTGTATTTGCGGAAGTAGGTTCAATAAATAGATATGCTAATAATGGAGCTGGTGTTGGTGTTGGAGTAGGGGACCCTGTAGGTGTTAATGTTGCCGTAGGTGTTGGTGACTCAGTAGGAGTCATACTTGGTGTTGCAGTTACTGTCACCGAAGGTGTTGGTGTCATTGACTCAGTTGGAGTCATTGTTGGTGTTGCAGTTACCGATGGTGATGGAGTTTGTGTAACCGTTTCAGTAGGTGTTGACGTAGTTGTCGGCGTCGGCGTCATTGTCTCAGTTGGAGATGCAGTTATTGAAGGTGTTGGTGTTGGTGTTTCTGTTGGAGACGCAGTTATTGAAGGTGTCGGTGTATTTGTAGGAGTTTCAGTAGGTGTTGTTGTTGGTGTTTCTGTTTGTGACGGTGTTATACTTGGTGTATTTGTTGGAGTTGTACTTGGTGTATTTGTAGGAGTTGATGTTGGTGTCTCTGTTGGTGTCGCGGTTGCTGTTGCTGCTGGAGTACCTGTTGGTGTATTTGTAGGAGTTTCTGTTGGGGTTGACGTTACCGTCGGAGTTGGAGACGCAGTTAAAGTTGTAGTTGTTGTAGGTGTTTGAGTTTGAGTTGTTGTAGGTGTTTGAGTTTGAGTTGTTGTTGGTGTTGCGGTTGCCGTTGCTGCTGGGGTTTCTGTTGGCGTATTAGAAGGTGTTTGAGTTGGAGTTCCTGTTGGAGTTGGTGTACTTGTTTCAGTTGCGGAAATTGATGGTGTATTTGTTGGTGTAGGAGTATTAGTTCTAGTTGGTGTTGGAGTTAATCCTGTCGTGACTGTAGGTGTCGGAGTTGGTGTGTTACTTGGAGTTGGTGTAAGAGTACATTCTAACTCAATAACAACACCATTAAACATGTCGTATCTCGTAACAGCTGAATATAAAATATTGGCAGGTGCAATCGCATCCAAGTAAATGTCAAACGGACCTAATGCGTTAGAATTAGAGGCTAATCTAACAATATAATTGGTACAACCAGAAACATTTAATTGTTGTTCAATTGAGTTATCGCAACCAGGAGCAGTATTAACAACAAATATAGAATATAAGCTCATTCAAGATTTTTTTAATAAATACTTTTTTTTAGTAATTTATCTTCCATATTTGTACAAAAATTAAAATCAATTTAAAACTAACCCACAATTAGGTTCCTGAACCACTATTGATGTACCACAATTAGGTTCTTGAATGTTTAACGTTGTTACACAACTTGCTTCCACAATCGCTAAACCACCAACGTCACAAGATGATGTACTGATAGTAATATCTGTCACACAAGATTCAGCTTGGATTGTAATCAAGAACGAACAACCGAATCTACATTCGAGTAGTTCTATCTTCTCACACCCATTTGCATCCACCATTTTCAACAAAATAGCAGGTGCCGTAGCAAATACTGATGAAAGAGTTGCACCTGTGGCAGGAGGAATTGAACTACCTGAGGTGATGGTATAAATTAATGTCTCATAATTACCATAATAATCAGAGACATATACATTTATTGGGGTTGTACCCGTTACCGCTAAAATTTCTACTCTTGTCATGTCAAGCACTTAATGTCGTATACTATAATTAGTTCAACTTTCACTTCTTGATTATTTAATGATGTTTCACTTCTATCTGTCTGTATTGTAATTTCATTAGTTAATTGATCAATTGTTACATCACCAATTCCCCAAATACTTTCAAGTAATGTTTCGACAGTAGAATAGTATAAACTATCAGGTGGCGCTTGAACTAAACTTGTGCTTGTATAAAAATATTGTTCTAATACTGTACCTTGTGGTTGTATTTCAACTTTTGCTGTAAAATCTGCAGAAACTAAGACACAGTTTGTTTTTCCTTGTGTTAAATCATCAAATCCTTCATTCATTAATTGTAACATACCCCTCTTTGTTCCTGCAACTACAGAGAATATTTCTGCACCCATCACATAACTTTGATATGAAACATATGTTTTATCACAATCGATTATTGTTGTTCTTGTTTGACTACATCCGCTTGAATCAATAACAGTTAACGAATACGTTCCCGCAGTCAATCCTGTCACTTTAATCTCTTGTGGATTAGATTCAACGTTACTTGACCACTCATACGTGAACGGAGGTATTCCATCAGAGATAAATGCGGTAATTGTACCTTCAGAACCCTGACCACAAGATGTCGAATACAAATTGTAAGAAAGTGGTGTACTTGGACTAACATAAACTTGAGTTGTTTGGGTACATCCTGATGAATCCGTAACAGAAATCTGATGTTGTCCCGCAGTAACATTTGTAAATGTGACAGCACTCGCAGTTGTATCAATTATATTTTGAATTCCATCGAGTGAGTAGTCAAATGGTGCAATACCACCTGTAGATTTCTCAACAACAATGGTTCCATTACTTGCAGAACAAGTTGTTCCTGTTGTAGTTGCGGTTATAGTAAATGAATTACTTGATAATATGGCACTTTCACTTAAGAAATAACAACCTGTAGAGTCTTCTAATATAATTGTATAGGTTCCACCTGATAATTCACTGAATGTATAGGACGCAGCATTCGATGTAATTGAAAAGGTTGATGAGTCAGGGTAAATCAACGTAAACGTATACGGAGATGTTCCTCCCAATGCAGTTACTAAGATAGATCCGTCGGCATTACTACATGAACTTGGTGTAACAGACAAAATAATATCAGAAATACCATTTTCTGTCGCCAAATCAATACCCGTTGTGAATTTACATAATGCGGCATCTGTCACCATGAAGTTATAAGATCCTGCAGGAACTCCAACTAATTGGAAAGTCTTTAAATAACTAACATCTATTGCACCTGTTGATGCAGAATAGTAATATGGACCTGTCCCCCCTGTTATTGTCATTGTTATTATACCATCAGAGTTCAAACAAGTTGGTACTTGGTCTACAGTAAACCCTCCTAAACCTACAGGGTCTATTTGACCAATGGCTTGGCTCTTAATTGTGGAACATCCTGTCGCATCTGTTACTTTAACACTATACGTACCAGCAGTTAATCCTGTAAGGGTACTTCCCGTACTTCCATCATTCCAAATGTATGTCCATGGTGGAACTCCTGTCTGTCCTGTTACAATAATTCTACCTGATGCAGATCCACATTGTGTATCATCAACAGGATAAAATCCATAATCAACTTCAACCGATGAGTTAACCACAAAAGATTGTGATGTACCTGTACATCCACCATAATCTATGGAAGAGACATAATACGTTCCCGCAGATAACCCTTGGAATGTTAATTGATCCAATGCAGTAATTCCTGATTGAACCATTTCATTATTTGAAGTGAAAAGAATGTAGGCTGTGTCAGAATAATCTGAACTTGCGTCAGCAGTTACACTACCATTATTTTGGTTACATGTTGTTGCAGAAACATCAATAATACTTGTACAGTTTCCTGACGAAACAGGAACGTTTACAGCATATTCTAAGTTAACAGGTACCGTAGAGTCGTTTACTCTGAATGTATATGTGTTAGCCGAAAGATTTGTTAGGACTGAATATGTTAAAAGGTATGATGTTGGGTCAATAAAACTATAATCATATGCTAAATAATTGAATATATCTCCACTATTATAGGGACTTATCCACTGCACGGTATAAGGAGGAGTTCCTCCTGAGAATCCAACTGAGATTGATCCAGTACCATCGTTCTGACAATCTCCTGTAACATTAACTACATAATTAAACGACGCCATTAATTAACACAACTTATTGATAAATTTATACCTACATTCAAACTCAAAGTTTGATCTAAGTTTTTTGGAACACAATCCATATTCGTAACATTCAATATATTCCCATTGATGAAGTAATTCAATCCATAATTGTATAAATTATCTAAATTTGATGAAAGTGTGTTTTTCCAAAGTGATCTACTTGGAACATCATTCAACCCAAATCCTTCATAGAAAGGTGCGAATATCAAAACTTCATCACCGATTCTCATATCAACATACCACTGTGTTGTAAGTGTACTTGTTATACACTCATTTAGTGTAAGTCCTTCTTCAGATAAAAAGTTCTGTAATCTATTTGCAAGTATTCCTTGGAAGTTACTAACGGATGCATCTCCATTTAACCACGGATATACACCAAATTCAACAAACTCTGTTGAACAGTCGTAGTTAAATACATTTCCTATTATGTAACAACTATCTGCAGGCACCGGTACAAACTGACACCCTCTTTGTCTTCTGTAAACATATTTTTGTTTTTGAAATATTGAATTCTCAAATCTTGTTCCTGAATTCCAAATTGTTGTTGCTGGAATCATTTGTTCCACTAACTTCATCCAATATGGTCCTAACCCTTCAACATAATCAATTAGTTTCTGATAAGTGTATTGGTTGTTAGGAATTCCAATAGTATTTTCTTGTTCCAAATATTTCCAAAAGATTGAAGATAATGTTGGATAACCTCCAGTATGTCCGTCAGTGATATACATTCTATTTCTAACATTGATTGTATTTTGCCAAAATGTTTGAGCAAATTCAAAGAATGTCTTTTTCTTCGGTTGTGGGTTGATAAATGTCCAATCAACCCCTCCTGGTGTTGGGAATGGTGATGTCATTCCACTTTCAGGAATTGGATAGTCATATAATCTTGATTGAGTCCAAACATCATAAACTAAACCTTGTCCAGGATTTAAAAACAAATCGACATTCTTTGCATTCAATATCAATTTTTCATTGTCAATGTAATAATAAGCATCATATCCTGCATCTGTTGAGATTCTTAAGTCATCGTCGTCCGAAACCCATGACTTTTTATTATCTATTGTTTTTTGAAGTTTAAATCCTTCAGTCATATAGGGAAAATCTCTAAATCTTTCTAAATAAAGTTGTCCATATGTGAACGGCTCTAATTGAGTTTGTATATCAGGGTTAGCACCTGTGAATACTTGTGTTACCAATGGTATTTCAGGACTTCTATGTTGTGGCGTACTTTCGTACCAACCAGCGCCCTTTTGGAAGAAATAATCTTCAGTGTCTGTCGGTGCACTTGGATAACCTAAAATGTCCACAGGGTAATCAGAAGCCCCAAGTCTAACTTGTTCATAGGTGGTTGTTGAAGTAAATCCTGTGTAAGTTTGTCCTTGTATCTTATAAGTTTGTCCTGCAGCTAAGGATGGTACGTTGTTTGCGTAAGTACCTCCTGATATTTGAGCAAATTGTGTTGTAAATTGCTCCATATTGATTCTTTGATCCGCAAGATATATTGTCTCGTTGAACTCGACTAATGATTCAGGAGCACCGACTAATCTTAATAAAAATTCAACCGATTTTCTTGTACCCTTTGATCTAAACAAATAACCTGAATTTAATATCAAGTTTCTATAAAATTGATAGTTCAACTCTGTTGGTGTTAAGGCTCTTGTGTAACCTGGATATGTTGGTGTGTTTGTTTGTCCAAAAACAGAATCTAAAAAATTCTCATTAGTAATCGGAGATACATTTGGTTCCCAACCTAATGTTGCAGCCAAGTTCTTCAATAACAACGAAGGAACGTCATCTTGCACTGTATAGTTAACCGAAGTCATGTTAGCCATACCATCAATGAATTTTTTTATCTCGTCAAAACTTCTACCATAGATTTGTAAAATCTTCTCAACCTTTCTTTCCTTGGTATCAAACTCCTTAAACGATTCTTGAGTTAGAAATCTAGATAATAAATCTGTTTTGTAAGTGTCTAGTTCAGTTGCAACATATCCTATTTGTTCCAAATAATATTCGAAACTTGGAGATGTAATATCTAAGTTCCATACTCCATCTAAAGGCCATGTCAAAGTTGAAATGCTTGTATACACTTGTCCGTTTTGATTTTCTGCGGGCACTTGGAACACCGCAGTATATGGTGGATCAATAAGTCTATTAAGTAAGAATTTCTCAACCTCATTAAAGGTTTCCGCAAAAACTTGATCGACAACCAAGTCGTTAGGTCTTACTTGGAAGTTATTTTGATATGTTGTTGCTGTAGTTCCAAAAGGAGATCCTGAAACGTAAAACGTAAGATATCCTGATGATAAACTTGTTGAAGGGTCGAATGATAATACTTTGAAAATATCATAGGGATTGGTTGTATTACCTGTGTTAGTAATTGCAATACAATAGTCCAAATACGTTTGGTTTAAATTTCTTAACGGAGACGTTACAATTTCTCTAGCAATAATATTGGTTGCTGCAGATATTGAGTAATCTATCGCAAATGGATTAACAATTCTATCAACATCAATTGTAAACGTTGTTTCATCGTTAACAGAATCATAAACGATATTTGTCGCAGTATACCCTGTTAACGATTGAGTACTCATATACCTTATATCCAAAGAAGCCGGAAAATGATTAATAATTCTTGTAATTGAAACTTCAAGTCTCTTCGCCAACGATCCATACATTGAAAAGTTGGTAACTTCGGTTAAATCTAAGTTTGGATAAACTCTAAATTCTTTAGCAAATATTAATCTACTCTCATTAATTCTATCAATATCAAGATTCTCTAAAGTTATTGGTTCAGAGAACGCTCCGATGTTGAAGGTTCTATTAACCTTTTCTGTAACTGCTGTTGTAAATTCGAAATTACCCTGCGTAAGTCCCCCTCCATCAACGAGTTGTAAACCCACGATGTTGTCCGAGAATGTATTAACTCCTGAAGCGGGTCTCGGAGGATAAAAATATTTCTGAGTTACTGCCATTAACTAATGATAGTATTAAAGTTTTTACTGAAATCGATATTATCACCTCTGTTCTGTCTAACCTCGTATAGAAGTTCATTGAACTGATCTCTAATTTCAAACAAGTTGTATTGTCTGTAAATGTTGTTATTAGAGTCGTAAATTGTGTAGATACCGTCATCAATTGATTTAGTTTGATTACCGTAAAGTGCGATTGCAAGTGATGACACATCATATTCAACCATTTCAATATCAATCGTTAGTGGATTAAAAAATGTGTTTGTTATAATAATATCTTGATCGGGTTGTCCAATATATGGAGTTGCGTTTGGTTTGTTTGTTGGTGATGATGAAGGTGATAATGTTAAAAACATTAAGTTTGCTGTACTATCAACATATCTATATCTGATTGACTTCTGTTGTGCATTTACCTGATTCGTAACAACAGGTTCACAATAAAAATTAGATGTAACCACTCTAAAGAAGTTAGGAATTTTAGTTCCATCTTCATTCAAATATTCTATTCTAAACCCAACTAATCCTTGTGGTACAAACTTATTTCTATACTCTTGTGGTATTAATGATAAATCGAGAACAATTCCTTTTACGTTCGGAAGTGCACTTAAAACTCCACAATCTACGATTGAAGTTCTAATCTGTGCTGGTCTGATTAACATTGTATAAATTCCCAAGGCGTTAAATTCTGTTGCGGGTAGAGTTAAATTGTATAACCCACCTAATATTTCTACCGGTGACCCACCGACTTGTTGATTACTAAAATAAGGTCTCAACAATGTCTTGGCATCCAATTTTTTCAATACGAAGTTGCTTGTAACGTCTCTTGAGGGAGTATAATTCAAGATTATCTCCATATCATCTGGTGAACAGTCTGCTGGTCTTATTGTACCGTATGAAGCTATTGCCATGTTTTAATTTATTTTCTATAAATAGTTTATCTCTTTATTTGGTTTCCACATTAAAAAACCCGTAACCATAATTTTGAAGGTCACCTACATTATCCACCTCTCCTAATCTTTGAATATATTGATAAGCTGAGTTTTTTCCCCTCTCAACATATAAATTAGTAACAATTTCAGCATCTCCAATAGTTTTCTGAAGTGCGGGATTTTTATAAAAAAATTCTGCAGTTAGTTCATTGTCAGTTAACCCAGAACTTTTTACAAAGAATATGGTTCCATCATCAACATAGTCGTAATAGTCAACATTTTGAATGGTATAACCTGTGTAAAGAGGTGAAATGTCATTAATAACCCCAAACACTTCATTATTTTTTATTACAGGTGCACCAACAATAAATTTCTGTGGACCATATTGAGCTAACTCTTGTATTCTTGATGTTGTAATACCTGATACTGTATATGGAACTGTTATGTAGGCACTTGTTACTTGATCTTGAACGTTGTTCTCAGCGTCACCTGAGAAAATAAAATCATAACTTATTGGTGTTGCAGACCAACTTCCTGTATTTGATGTGAAGAAAGCTGTTCCTGATTGATTCAATATAATAGGATTCGTATATGGTGTAACGATTTGTTTTTTTACTGTGTTTGTTCCCCATGGATTCTTTTGTGATAATGTAATGGTATAACCACTCACTACTGTAGGATATTGATGGGATATTGATGCGGGTGTGAGTTGATTGAAATTGTTTACCGGTGATCCGTCACCCCAATCGATTGTATATGTCGATAACTCCAAGAATTTCTTAAATTCATCTGAAGTATTGTAAACATAATATGTATATGGTGATCCTGTTGTTGAAGAAAATATAAAGTTTGTAACCACATCTTTTTGTAAAAGAGCTCCATCAAATGGTGAATAGTAACCGCAATCCAGTGCAGTTTCAGTAATCATAATAGGAATCGTAAGTCCAGTAAGGAGTGAGGTACCCCCAGGTCCGCCTGATAACACTTGCGTCATTCCTGAATAAACCCCAACGGGATTTCCCAAATAATATACTGTGAAAATGTCTCCTTGAATTACTTCAGGGGATATTCTATAAACGTAATCTGATGCCATTATGGATTTACATATTCATACCATTTTATGGGTACTAGCCCTCCCACTCTTTGTGGAACTAAAGAATAGGTATCAAACACTTGGTAAGTGTGTGTCGGATAATCTAAATCAACCCTATAATAAAAATAGTCAGTTGAATTAAATGCATACTTGTTCCCAACTACTGAAGATTGCGGTCTGTTCATCATTCTTACAAACTGTCCTGTCTTTCCATCGAAAAACTTAGCAGTCATGTAAAATCTACTGATGTCAAGAAAGTCTCTTTTTTTCAACCAATAAATAAAGAACCCTTCTTTGTCTCCAACATAATCTAAAACAAATTGTGGCTTTCTAATAAAGACTTGAGTAGTTTGCATTAGTGTTGACATTCTCGCACCTTGTTGTGTTGGTAGTATAATCGTTATGTAATTTTTTTGTTGTGATTCGATTGGACTATCATATAGATCTAATTTGAAGAATGAATTTGTGAATTGATTTGTGTAATAATAAATCTCTTGTGTTGTGAATCCTTCTGCTCTATAATCTATCTTCCAATTGTTTTGATTAGATAAACCATTTCCTTCGAAGAAATAGAATTCATAATTTATATCTGTTCTATTTTCATAAACACTGTGTACAAATCTTGTTGTTTCAAAGTCCTTATCAGTCTTCAATAGTTCCTCGATAGCCATATCTTGAAACTCAATAATATCTGATTCAACATCAAGGTACTCCCAATCAAGGTTTATTGGTATATTAATTTGGTTATTAACCGCTCCCGATAATAATATTTGTCTACTCACACTCATCTATAATTGGTTTTGTTACAACTGTCTCTGTATTCAAACTAAATCCTTGAATAGGTGAGAATTTAGCTCCTTCAGGTATAACCCTAAAGAAACTGTTTATGTATGGATAATGTGCGGAGTTCACAAATGGATAGTCCACCCCATTACCTACCTCATCTATAAATCCATAGGTGTAAAGATCTCTCCAAAAAAACTCTGTATAGTTGTTAGAGTAGTATGACCAAAACGGAACATTGTCCGCATTTTCAATTGACCCTGTTTCAACATAGTTTGAAAATTGTCTTATTTTCATTCCTATATGAGGCTGATAATAATAACCATTTGGATTAGTCGTCGGTACATCCGAAGATTTAAACACATCTTGGTTATATTTTATTTTTTGATAATATGGTGAAATAATTCTTTCGGTTTGAGTAACGTTATTCCATTCACACCAATCACCACAGATAATATCTCCAGATTTAAAATCTAAGTTATAGTAAAAAGTTTCCGTAGATCCACTCGTTAATGTGTATGATGAAAACCCAATGTTAGTATTTGATTTAAGATTCGATTCATCCCAATAAAGATTATTTTGTTGAGTGATATTAAATTGCCATCCTTGTTTTACACCAGTACCTTGATTTGGTTTGTTAAAGTAACCTGAATAACCTTTATTGATTATTGTTAAGAAAATTTCGTTCAAAGGTCTCTTCTGATTATCCAATAAATTTTTGATGTTCAAATCATAATTCATCGTAAATGTATATGTTTGAGATGCATTCTTCTGAGAAATTCTTGAAACGTTATTTGGTGTCAAAGATGAAAATTCAAACTTCTTATTTGAAGCAAATGGTAATTCTTCAAATCCTGTTTTAGTTACAACTAAGTCATTAACATTTGTTATGACTTTATGCATTTTAATATAATACGTTGATTTGGTTTCTGCAGAATTTGATATGTCTAATATTTTTTTGAAAACACCTTTTCTGTTATTAGTAAAAGTATTTCCAGTATATCCCACATTAAACAAATTGAAAATATATGTTTCAGATGCAAAGGTACCATCTCCCAAAGAGTTAACTTGGAATAGTTTTTGATTACCGTAACTAAAGTTGAATTCAACGTAATCACCGATCTGTAAGTTATGTTCGGTAATACACTTACAAGAAATGAAATCAGTCCCGTTAAACGACTTTAAATTAACAATAAATGGTATTCCATCACCTGCTAACCAATTAACTTCGTCAGTACCATTTGTCCAAAATAATTGTTGGGTATAATTGTTTTCTACAGGTAGAGTCAAATAATAAGTCCAATTATAAGTGTAGGCACTTCTACTAACATACGGAATGTGTTGATCAGAGATATTAGGTCTGAAAAATTCAAACTCATAATACTGAGGATACCCTTTCCAAATACCGCTCAATAAAGATCTTTCTGCATCCACATAATATAAATTGTTTAAGAACGGAATATATTCTGTCGTCCCTGTATAAGCATTCTCATACAATGGAGCAACTTTAAATGTTGGTCTAAATGTAGTTGACGCCTGTCTTTCGTCATCAAATAATGTTGCCAGATTGACTGAGGCAATTCTATCATACTCAGTAATTTCATTTGTTTTTGAATCTACTGATACACTAACTTGTTGATTTACAGTTGGTGCTGACTTATACCTTAACCTACTTGGTACTATAATTGTATTATCCATTAATCAACATATTTTTTAACAAACCTATTCATCGCACTCTTACCTCTCGATAATCCAAAATAGAAATGGAAAGGTAATCCAACTGTGAAATAAGAATTTAAATTAACCGGGTCGTAACTCGGTGAATCGGCAGTGTTTTTATCTCCTTCGAACTGATAAGCTTCACCTGTAGTTCCAGCTCCGAATAAAACATTACTTCTATTATAAATGTATCCTTTCATGAAGTCTGCTCTTGGATTTTCACCCATAAAATAGTTTGATGTAATATCAGTTCTATTTAACTTCTGATATAGATTTTTCTCAATTGATCCTGTTCTCCAATCATTATTTTCGGTACCGAAGATAGCATTACTATTTCTTGTTTGCCAAGAATAGAATGGAACTTCCTGTGTTTTAACAGGTAAGTAATCATAAACAGCACTGTTATATGTTGCATTATCATTTCTAATCAATCTTCTCGGAGTAACCAAGTCTCTTGTTACAGTATCAGAAGAGAAGAAAACACCAATCACTGGGTTACCACTTCTATCTTGTCCAACGTAGAATGGATTGTTTGTACTTGATCCTGATTGTGCAGTGTATGCCTCAAAATTGAATTCTTGAACACCGAGTTCTGAATTAATTGAAATCATTTGAGCATAGTCCCCATCTATCTTTGACTTATTTCTTGTAAAGAAAGCGTTAATAGATCCATCTCCTAATCCAATAAGATTACCCAACCACTTAGAGTTAACCTGTCTTGATATGATAAAAAGATTCAAAATTTCAGCAGGGTCTTGGAATGTAGTAGTTGGTATATTAGTCATATTATATCCATAGAATTCTTCGTTTAACGAAATCTCTTGAGTGAAAGCGTCTCTTGGTCCCATATCCATAACAGTTGTTGGGAATAGAATTTCTTTTTCATTTCTTCTTCTTGGTGAAGGTGTTCTTTGTTTACCAACAAATGTTTTACTCGATGAATTGTATGGTGAAGATCTATAATAAAAATTATTGGTCTTTTCATGTAATACAATTGTGTCCTTACAAAACTCATTATATGGTCCGTTAGGATCTACAGGATCTAAAGGAGATTTAAAAAATCTTAAATTTCTAAAAGGAAAATGATATAACACACCATTAACCCAATTATTAATAAAGGTATGTCCGAATACACCTCTACAAGCTGCGAAGTTTACTCTTGTTCTTGCCTTGTATTCACCTAATTGTTTAAAGTCATTAGGTAATGACAATATAACCTTACTAACAAAAACATAACATCCTCCTTTAACAACAGCTTTCTTATAACAAGAATCTGTAGAAGGTTTAACACCGAATGATTCTGAATCACCAGAATAACATTGTAATGGTACTAATCCTTGACATGTAAAGGTCGATGTGAATTGTTCTTCATACTGACTTAGTTCTTCTGCTGCCTCATTAATTAAAAATGAAGCCCCTTGATCATCATAAGACTCAACATCACCTTCGTCACTAACAAAATAAAAACTGAAGTTTGTATTTTGGTGTAACAAGTAACTGTTGTTTTCATATCCTGATCTTGAAGTTGATGTTGGAAGTCTGTCTGTTCTCATGACAATTTTTTCAGTTTGAGCTTGCATAGACATTGTGGTAGCTGTTGAGTAGACTGGAGAGAAATAAACAAATCTATCGACTCTTAGAGAAGCTAAATTATCTTCAATAGTTCCTCCAACCGATGCAAAGAAATACGAACCTCCTTCCACATATTCATCGTTCCAATATCCCACCATTTTTTTACCTTGTGAAACATCTGAGTAATATCTTCCGAATACAGTATACCAATTGAGTTTATTTGGATTTAAAACAGCAGCATAATCACTATACATTGGTTGTGAACTTACTATTGGATATTGTGACATCCCAAATACGTTCACAGAAGTGTTTGCCTTCAAATAAGACCCATAACTTCCTGAGTTTATTGTCACCTTTGTAGAATCTAAAATAGAATATGTGTTTCCAGATTTAACTTGGAATGACCCAACACTTGTTGAGTCCAAACTTGAATAATATGAAGGCATGTTTGTAGTATATCCTGAATAATTTGTTCCTGGTTGGAAAATATATGAGTCAAAAAATATGGGACTACTCTCATTTGTAGAATATTGATCATGTCTTGGTAAGACTAAACCTGTTTGTATAGGAATATTCAATTTATATTTTGATGTTACTTGTACTGTTCCATATGGTTGTCCGCATATCCTTGATATGTCTACTGTTGTTGTTTGTCTTGTACTGTTTGGGTCAACACCTCTTTGTAATACAACAACACAAATATCTTTGTTGTCAGGTATTGCATAGTATGGTCTTGTTGCATACATCGGTTGCCAAGTTTTGGCTCCTTGTCCTAAACCTAAGAACCCTGTTTTAACGTGATGTTCTTCCCACAAATACATTGCACCAGCAATATATCTTTCATTTAAACTTCTTTGTCCTGTGAAAACCTGTGGATTTAAAGATGAAAAATTACTGTAAGTCATTGCCGTAATAACTTGGAAGTATTCACAATCAGATTTAACTTTTGAATACATTAGAAACTTGGGCTCTTGACACCTCGCGCTTGTTATTGCAACGCCATCATACGGAAATAAATCATTTACACATACTGTACCTGTCATCAATGTGTCTCCAGAATGATAAATTCCGTCACAATCAGTATAGTACCATTGTGTTCCTGTTTCCGCAGTTATTGTGGAAACCCAACAGTTTTGAATAGTATCCGCCGATTGATTAACAATATACTGTTGAGATAACAATTGATCAGGATTATCAGGATTAGCATAATTCACTGTGATTGCCTTCAGGTTCTTAGCGTATCCTGTTGATGACGAAAATCCTGAGAAATTAGTTTCAGCACCATTCACGTTTGGATCCAAAGAATTGAATGGATTTTGGAACGTCATCACTCTTCCTGTTGTAAAATTTTCTAATGTAATAGGATCACATAAAATCGTTATTGTATTATCATAATGATACTGTCCTGAGTTGGCTGCAACATCTGAGGCAACATAAGTTCTAACTTGGTTGAAACCTCCTGTACTATTAAAATATTGATTCTTAAGATTAAATAAATTAAGTCTTTCGGTCAAGGTCAAATCGAAAGATGCTCTAGGTCTATCAGCAATCCAAAGTGTTGATGGAGTTCTTTGTCCAACACTATTTTGATTATTTCCTGCAACAATTCTTTGTATATCTGTTTGGTATACATTTGCTGGATTTTCAACTGTTTGTCGTCTACATGAAATACCTTGTTGATCTAAAGTAAAATAAGTTGTATTATAATATTTGAACCAAGTATCATCAATACAATATTGTTCATCAAATATATTACCATAAGAAACAGGATTTGGTGTATCCGCCAATAATGTTAAAGATGTCGTTTTTAAAGACTCTTGAACGAACGCCTGAGCGTTTGCATTTGATTCTGGTGTTTCATTAGTACAAGAACAAAGTTCACAATCAGGATACGTTATCGTTGGTAATGCAATATTTTTGAACGGGTCTCCTAATGAATTAAAAATATCTCTGAACGACGGTGGTCTTGGACAATTGATAGTAACAAATGGAATTGCATCAACAATTTTACATAAAACATATACAAAAGTCGCCAGTGTTCCGTATACAAATGTAATTACAATTTTAAGTATCGGCCATAAAAATGCCAGTATATGTACCACAACCATTAATGGTATAAGTAACAACGTTATAAAACTAAAAAAGAAGTTGAATAGGATGAAAATCAAATCAAAATTCTTAACTCCATCATTGGTTGGAAACTTGTTGTTTGTCGAATCACAAGTCGAGTCTAATATTTCTTTTATTCCGATGAATCTACCTCTATTAGATCCATTATGATATCCGTCAATGAATTGTGATGGAGTATAAACTCTATTGTATCCAAATTCATAAAAGGTGTCTTGACAACTAATAGCTGTTGTTGGGTCGGCGTATTCGTCCCAATCCAAAGAAAAGGCATAAGACTTTTGATATTGTTGATATGAAGTAGACCCTGACGTAAAGGTTGATGGGTCCAATGATGCAGAGCTCCAACCATATTCTCTCACATTCGGTAAAAGATAATAAGCTCTTTTAACTTGTTCTCCCATATCGGGAGATTGTTCCCATTTAATTTTGAATCTATATTTCCCTTTCGTTGGTATACCAACATTTGGATCTAAAGATATTGTTCTTTCACCAAATTCATTGGTTATGACATAGTCCAAATTCATAGGTAAATCGGTTAACCACGCACCATCTCCATCTATTACTTTAGCTCCTCCATCAAATTCATACTCTTCTAAAATAGGTCGACCATTACTATCTTGACCTACTGTTTGTCTTATTGCAAGAATTTCACCAGGTCCTGAGACTAAGTCACATATATTACCCGCCTCGGTAGAAGGTCTACAATTCTTTCTTATAACTCTTCTATCACTGGCAGAAATTATAGATCCCATGAATACTGCTGTAGGTTGTATATCAATATTTGCATCATCCCTTAAATCAAAGTCGACTCTATTAATTGCTAATTGACAAACTTCAGGTTGTCCCCATAATGGTGACACACTTATATTTGCTTGAAGTGAAATAATTTGTGGTAATGATTGTAAGTCAGGTGATGATTTGAAATTATTTCCTGATAATTGGCTTTCAGTTGCAATCCCCATTCTTATCAAGTCCTGTGGAGTCAAACTAAACTCACCTATATCAGATAGGTCACAATCCATGAACACTGTTTGGTCTCCTAATGGAACACCCATTATCATGTAGTCACCACTATCATTGGTCTTTACAGTAAACTTATAGTATTTGTCATAAACAGTAACAACTGTTGGATTTGTTAAAGCGTCATTTCTTGAAGGAAATGTACCTGTCGCGGCATGTTTTGAATAAGATTTTTCATACGGTAATAGATTATATCTATACCCATCTTCATTCTTGTCATTAGTTGTTTTATAAGGATAAAGTGTTGAGATAATCTCGTTATTCTCATCTTCTTGTTCTAAAGGTACAAAAACAGACACTCTTACATTTGGTAATCCGAATCCTCCGTTAGCAGTAACACGACCAACAATGACACCATAGTCTGCACAGTTTCTTGTGTAGATATCATCACTTTGAATCTTCAAAGATAGAATCTCTAAAAAGTCGAACTCTTGATCTATCTGTACATTTATTGTTTGGTCAGACCCTACTTGTGTTTTAATTCTGTAAGAATTGGTCATTCATCTCTTTTTTGATAAATAGTTTAACCCCCATTTTCTAAGGAAATGTGAATGGGCGTACAATTTAATAATAACCTAATAAAATTGTAAATAAACTTAAGAGAACTGAACGTTCTGGAAGTTCTTAACTCTCACCTTAATATCTTTCTGAGGATATCTGATTTGGTACACTTGATTTGGTTGAGCGAATATTGTGTCATCAACAGGTCTGATTTGTTTTGTAACGTCATCAGAATATGCCATTGATGTTTGGAATGATGAATACTGTCCTCCAACTTCATTGAACACATTGATTCCTGTAACAGTAATAACTCCATTTTCGTCTTGAATCAAACTATTCAATTCAGACAAATAAATGTTTTGTCCAAGTTGTCTTATTTGTGGATTCATGAATGTCGTCAACTTATTGATAATATTTGTAATAACTTGTCCTTGGTTTTGTGTTGCATCTAATACAACTGAAACTTCAAAACTAAGATCAATAACTTCAGCAGTTTCAATTGAAACATAGTCATTCATCATTCTATAGTTTGATAAATAATTTGCCAAGTTTTGTTTCAAGGTGTTTGACACAATTGATGTTAAGTTACCTGAAGTATCGTATGATAAAATTTGAACTTGAATTTTATTGTTGTTTTCAGTTATCGCAACTTTTGCAGGTGCTCCAAACTGAGATGGCATCTTTCTAATAATAGCTTCGTAGTCATTAATTGTCACCGCTCTGTTTTGTGATGAGAAGTTAAATGCAACATAGTTTCTTGTTTCTTCTACTGTTGGTTGTCCCGCTCCACCAATTGCTGCTGTCACGTTGTTACATCTTAAAGATCCAACAACTTGTTGGTTAATATTTTCAGAAGGACCGTTAACGAAAAATGTAACTGTACCGATTTGATTAATTACATTAGTTCCTAAGTTAGTTGATAACCCACCACCCGTTCTATATTGAATGAATAATGTTGTGTTAGCTTTTAAGGCAGATCCTAATGACATGTTATTTTGATACAATTGTAAATTCAAAGGAACTCCAAGAGTTGTGAATTGATCTAAGGCATCTTGTGATGTGTTTGTTCCACCACCAAAAGTCATCTTTAAAAATCCTTCAGGGGTATATTCAGTAATAAATCTATCTTGTGTTTGAATGTATCTACCCACTTTGATACCTGGTTGGTCTGATACTTTTGTTGGGTCTTCAATGAATATTCTGTCTTCAGCTAAAGCATCAACTTCATACCATCTGTTTTGTAATCCTAAGAATTCATTGACTGTTGGTACTGTTGTGTAACTTGTACCATCTTTTAATAAAACACTTGTAACACCTAAAACGTTTTTTTCAGGTAGGAATATTTCTAAGAATGGTCTTACATCACTTGGACTTATAACTCTTTTGAAAACTTTAGTTAATCCATTAACAACAACTTCTCTCTTTGTAATTGTATAGTTTACTAATCGATTACTTGAATCGAAGTTTGGTACCTTTAGTCTATTTGGAAACCCTTGTGAATTATACGGTGAAGCAAAATCAATATCTTCAACGTTTTCAAAAACTTGTCCTGCACCTAAAACTTGGGAACCTCTTCTAAGTTGTCCCAAATATCTTTCATCTTCTTTATCTCCAAAGGCTGGAACTGTTATTGAAAAATCAACAAGAGCTACGGATGGTCTTTGTCCTGGTAGTTTCAATCCGTATGTCCTGGCAATGTTGTAGACAGAAGATCTTTGTTGTGCGTATTGTAACACAGTTTCCTGTATACTTCTATCAATGTGGTAATGTAAGTTGTCGGCTACCGCAGCATTTAAATCCAAAAATACTGAGAATACCGAAGCATCGTTGAAGTTTTGAATTAGTTCAGGATAGTAAGTACGAACGTACTGTATAAGTTCGGATCTTATTCCTTCAAAGTCTCTGGTTGTATATGATATCTTACGATTAGCCATTTATCTTAAATATTGATTATTACAAAATCACTTGTTGCAAAAGTGCTATCTTGAACAGAATATTCAATTTTTACTTTTGCAGTGTATTCTGCGGTTCCTTTCCCTGGATATCTATAAACAGGTGAGGGTTGATCGACAGAAGCAAATTCGTCAGTTGCTTCCTCTGTTGGGTCTAGTGGTTCAATTGTTATTTTATCTAACAAAAGATTTGGAATATATTTTTCTACATTTGCTCTTATATCAGATTCGATAGCATCAAATGTTAAACCGTCCATAGGTTCAAATATGAATTCATATAATCTTGTTCCAAAGTCAGGTAAGAAATATCTTGATCCTTTTCTTGTTAAAAGAAGATTAATTAAATCCGCTCTGATTTCTTGGTTTGCAGTATTAGTCAATTCCAAATAGTCTCCTGTTAAAGAATTTCTAAATGGAAAATTTATACCATATGTTGTACCGTCACCCATATGTTATAAATATACTTGGATTATTTTTCAATTAAAGTAGTATTTCCTTTTACTGCCTTAGGGATATAAGGACAATGTCTACAACCATTACCACAACAATACCCTCTACGAATATGATATTGTTCGGTCATAACTTTTCTTCCGTTTTCTTCATAAAAATCAGAAGGGAGAAGTTTTGGCTTCTCCCCTTGATTTACATTATTTGTATTTTCCATTACGCCATTACTATTTCACAAGCCCCACCAGCACAAGCAACTTCACCTGATAGATCCGTGTTATCGTCAATCTCTACAATTTTTGAAAGATCAACGTCTTTGAGAGTTTCCATCAACTCTTCATATTTTTCTTCAGTACAATCTTCGAATGGTGCTTGAATATAAGTTCCTCCATCGTAAGGTAAAACTGAAAGTCCATTGTAATGGTCTCTGTTTTCCCACATCCACTCTCCAACTGCAGGCCACTCATGTTCTCTAATTGAGATTGTAGCAGATACGTTGTGAGTGTTACTTACTGTTCTGTGTCC